ATTATCTGCACCACTAGTCTCAACAAATACTCTAGTTCCACCGACCTTACGATTGCCATAAATGACAGGTATTTGAGCAATGTTGCTCTGTTTGTTTAATAAAACACCGTCTTGTTGCTCTTCTACATCTTCAGGGTCAGGAGACAACGCCCACGATATAACAGCAGACACTACAAAACTTACAAGCCATTCAAACATTAGGATTTACCCCACTTCAGGTCTTTAACTATATTTGCCGAGAAGTCGAAGCCCAAATCCCCTGTGAAGAATAACGACTGTGAATTGCTATTGGTTTTTCTACCTGAACGCTTTTCAAAATCAGACCAATGTGATGCTATATCTAATTCAACAACTGAAGTATCTTGCGTGTCTTTAACATTGTATCCGTTAATGCGACCATCATAAATTAGTACAGGGCTACCAATAATAGCGTTATTCCCATCTAAGAATACCCTTAATACTCTAACTTGTCTTGAGACATAACCTGATGATAAAAATGAAGATATAAATGATTGTTCTACGCCTGATAAAACTAACTTAGTTGAACCAACTCGTAATTCTGACGATTCCTTAACTGTTTGAACATTAAGGAAGTGGCTACTGGCTACATAAGAATTACTGTTGTAACTAATATCTTGTCCTGCGTCAGTTAGATAAGATGTTGATGATAAGTGTATCTCCAACAAATGACACATATTGATTGAATCGTCATCTAATACTGTCAGTAATGACGAGGGTATGCTTCTACTCATAGAGCCTCAATGAAATCTACTTCGTAACTAATTAATCCGTTATTACCAAGACCGAAAGATTGTATGTCGTTTCTTAGTCTGACTTTCATCTCTACGTTATCGTAGGTAATTGTTTCGTTATCTGCTACATTAGAGCGCAGAGGTGGCTGTATATCGATAGATGTCGTGTTACTTGATGTTTCGGTATGACCAACGACCATATAGACCTTATCATGGCTAAATTTGATTAAGTCACCTTCTACGATAGTTCCTGTAATTCCATCAACCACAATTGTAGTTTGACCTGCTGACTTAGCGCCATTTACTTTAAACGTACCTGATGCTGTGCCTCTAGCGTCTTCTAATACAGGGATTCTCACTGTGAATGTTTCTGACTGACCTTGTTGCTTCATTACATAAGCATATACAGGCATAAAGTCTGCTTGGGTCATAGGTGGGTATTTAGCTGAGAATTCCCAATACTGACTTGCTAGTTTTCTTGATTGTGTTCTACCGTTTACAGTTTGTGATGTTAGAGTCTTATCATTAGACTTTAGGTTCACCGACTGAAATACGGGTGTAGTTGGATATGCCATTATGAAGTCACTCCTGTCATTCCTCTATCGTTCATTGCCTGATTAATAATACCCACAATCATTCCTCTACGTGAGTCTAATAAATCATCAAATCCTGTTGTGTCGTTAGCTGTGATATTGAAACTTACGTTTACGTTACTCTCACCACCAGTACCACCTCCACCTAGTTCATCATTTGGTACGATTGTACCTGTCTTATTAGGAACGAATACTTCAGCGCCTTGCTCACCTACAATATAAGGCTTGTTTCCAGTTACAGTACCACCATCAGCTCTAAAGAAACTTGAGAAGTTGAATGCTCCTGCCATAGCTTGAGCCATAGGCTGTGCAACTTTAATCTTAATAAATTCTGCAAGAACAATTCTTGCCATGTCTTTAACTGAATCTTTAAGTGAGTTAGTGCCTTGTCCGATATTCATAATCATACTAGTTATAGAACCTGCCATGGAGTCTGTTAATGCTTTAACTTTGTTAGCAATATCAAGCTCCTCCATACGATTAATCGCATCTTCATAAGCTGTTGTCATGGTAGCTATTTGAGTGGTTTGGAATGCTTCTGTCTTTCCTGCTGAAATCATAGCGGTTGTAATACTTTTCTTTTGTTTTTCAAACTCTTGACCAACTCTTTCTTGTTCAGTCATTTCTATACCAAGACCTGCAATAGATTCTTTGTAGTCATCTATCGATTGGGCAATCTTGCTTGTGGCTAGAATCTCTGCTGCAATATCTTTTCCTAGACCGCCAGTGTTTTTTGGCGTTGTATCTTCTGCGTTTACAACCCTTTTATCGGTGAATGGTTTTATTGACGGGAATCTTTTGAAAGCGCTAAACTTATCTAACTTAGGCATGGCTGCTTCAGCTTCATCACCTACACCTGCGATAGCGTCACCGATTTTACCAATACCCCATGACAAGGCTGTAATACCTGCAAGAACTAACTTAGCTTTCTTACCTCCTAGGAATGCCATCACAATACCAATCTCTCTAATCCAAGCAGGTATATTCATGAAAGCAACGAATGTTTCTTTTATTGCGCTACCTACACTTAGTACACCACGTCCAAACGCTTTAATCTGTTCGATAGTTTCAGGTTTTCCAAGGGCATCTGTCAACTCTTCAACTTTTTTTGTTAGGGCTGAAAGTACACCAGTCTTGGCGAATTTAATCTGAAGCTCCTCCCAAGCTGACTTCAGTTTTTTTAACGCTCCGTTTAAGCCTTGAAGCTGAGTATCAGCCATCTTCTTAGCTGTACCACCTGCATTTTGAAGCTCTGCCCTCAACCCTTTGATGCCACCAACACCTTCTGACATTGCAGCCATAAGAGATGGTCCAGCACGCATACCGAATAGAGTAACCATTTCAGTAGCACCAGCACCTGCATTCTCTAAGTCTTGTAGGATGTCAATGAAGTTACGCATTGAGCCGTCAGAGTTATTAATACTCACACCCAGCATATCTAACATCTCTGTCATTTCTGAGGTTGGTTTAAGTAGTTTTGATATTCCTGCTCTTAGTGATGTACCTGCTAGAGAGCCTTTGATACCTGCGTCAGCCATCTTACCGATAACGGCAGTCATGCCTTCCATTGACAGTCCTGCTGCCTCTGCCATAGGTGAAGCCATCTTCATAGCCTCGCCAAGCTCTATCACATTCATATTAGCACTTGCTGTGGCTTTAGCCATAACATCTACTAACTTACCTGTTTTGTTTGCTTTTAATCCAAGACCTGAAAGAATGTTTGAAGCAATATCTGCTGAAGTTGCTAAGTCGGTTGACGATGCTGATGCTAGGTTTAATATTCCTGGCATTGATGCCATTGTCTGTTGAGCGTCAAAGCCTGCCATAGCTAGGAATGTCATTCCATCCGCAGCTTCTGATGCTGAGAAGACAGTTGACTTACCTAAGTCACGAGCTTGATTCTCTAGAGCTAATAAAACATCACCTGTATGCCCACCGATAGCAGACACTTTATTCATTGACTCTTCAAAGCCTGCCGCTGTCTTAATAGACATAATTGCAAGACCACCTAAAGCAGCACCCGCGACTTTACCAAACTGTGTAAGCTTCGCACCTACTTGAGAACTTGATAGACCAACACTTTTTAGTTTGTGGTCAAGTTTCTTTAATCCTATTAATGCTTGTGTGGCATTAATCTTTATTCCAAGAGTAGCTAAACTAGTTGCCATTTTTTTCACCTTTTAATTCAAAATACGCAGCCCAAGTTTTAAGCTCGATTGTAGTAAAGTCCATAACCTCACTAATAGACTTTTGCAAATGGTCTGCCAAATGACAATAAAACAGTAAGTCGCTATCCGACTTTAAGACTTTTTTACATCATCTACCGTAGGCTCATCATTAGCAAGCTCTTCGACAATACGACTAACCACTTCAGGGTCGTAAGTACGCATCATTTCATTTAATTCATGTGTGCGCCAAATAGGCTTGCCATCTTCATCTAATGCTCTCATAATCAGAGACATATAGACTGCTTCAATCTGCTTATCTTGTGAATAAAGCTTGAAGATTTGGGTTTGTTGCTTACCTGTTACAGCACCTTTGTAGTAAATCTTCCCATCCCACTCAGGCACATCAATAGATAATAACTCACCAGACAACTTAGCTGTAAAGTGAGTAGTTGCATTTTCCTTAATTCCCATTATGCAACAGCAGCCCAAGTAACAACACCATTAGCTTCAAAACTCATTGAAGTCTCAACCATACCGTCTAGTGTAGTTGATACACCCTTCTCAGTAATGATTGCTGACAATGAAGCGAATGTGTCGCCTGTTGTAGCGCCTTCAGGGTATAGCTTTAATGCAACTTCAGCACCTGCAGTCATTGCACCTTGACCTGTTGTATCTGTCTCATCCCAAAAAGCAGTCATAGAACCACTTGCTGATGTTAAACCTACAGTCTTAGTGCGTGCTGTGTCGCCTAGTGTAGTGTCGTCAATAGTCTCTGCTGACTCTGAGATACTCCAATCCTTTACTTCTGCGATTACGTTTGAACCGATTTTAGCCGTTCCTTCGCTACCTTTATGATTTGCCATCTTCTTGCTCCTTTACTTTTGTTTTTGTTTTT